GAATGGTATTCAAACGGATACCAACCTCGCATCTGGTAATATTGGACATGTTTATACAGGATTTGTGAGTGAACTAGAATCGACGGGTGGTTCTGTTGATGCAACATATATCACTAGAGAAATCCAACTTGCACAGCCATCTAAATCTATGAAAATTGTTATTACTGCGAATAGACCTGCAGATACAGATATTGACTTATATTACAAAACTAAAAGTAGTGATTCACTTGAATATAGAAAATTGCCATATACTTTCATTGAAAGACCAGATGGGTATGGAATTCCTGCAAATTCAATAAGTGACTTTAGGGAATTTGAGTATGATATAAGAGATATTGAAGAATTCATTGGGTTTGGCGTTAAAATTGTATTGAGAAGTAAAAATTCTTCTATAGTGCCTCGTGTCTCAGATTTAAGAATTGTTGCACTCGCCACTTAGGATTATAAATAATGAGTAGAGATATAAATGATTTTATGATAGTTAAGGAAGAAAAAAATCTACGCAGAGATCCGCACTCAAAGGCGGTTATTAATACAGATATACAATCATATAGAAACTATATGAAAAGAGTAAATCGATTTGATAAAACTGAAAGAGAAATAGACAACCTTAAAACAGAAGTGCAAGAAATAAAAGAATTATTAAAAATACTAGTAGAGAGAACTTAAAATGGCATTTACATATCCATCACTAACACAAGTTATTAGAACTGATACGTTTGACGTTTGGGCCACTAAAACTAATGAAATTAGAGACCATGCATTATATGTACAGGCACTAGTAGGAGATTTTAACGGACTATCTACAGATAGTAAGACTGTAGTAGGAGCGTTTAACGAACACGAAACATTAATTAATACCAATATTTCGAATATTGGTCCTCTTGGAAGTATTGATGTTGCATATGCTGGTGCAAACCTTGTTGAGAGTTTAAATAATGCACATGATGTTTTAGTCGCATATACTGATTCAGAAGTTTTAACTGAAAAGAATTCAAGGATTGATGCCGATGTTGGATTGCAACAAAGTATTGATGCAGTTGAATTAAATGCAGGTCTAACACCAGCTGGACAATATATCCAACCAACAACATCTAATTATTTGTCAACATCTGTTTCTCTCGCAAATGCAGACAATTTATTAGACACGAAGATTAAAGAAGAAGCTGATATATTAAATAATACGCAAACAAATCTTGGTGCAGATTCTAGTGGTAATATTACGTTAGTTGGTAATTATATTACTGGTACTGTTAAAGAATCTTTGGTTGCATTAGATACTCAGTCTGCGACAAATGAAAATAGAATTAATCAAAATATTCAATCTATTGTTGGATTAGACAATAGATTAACTAAATCACAAACAAATATTGGATTGAACTCTGCCGGCGTTTACACATCAGATGGTGGAAATACATATGCAATAACAGATAATATTAAGGGCGATATTAATGCAGTTGATGTTAAATTAGAGGCAGTAGATGTTTCTTTACAATCATTAATAAACGAAGATACAAATATCTATAATCAACTTGCTCTTAAATTAGAAACACCACCAACATCTGGTGACACTTTAATTGTATATGATTCTGCAGCATTTACATATTCACACGCAACACATAATCCATCATCTGTAAATACCAATGGTACTGAAGTGATTGATAAAGTGATTGTCGATTCATCAGGACACATACAATCTTTTTCAAAAAGAAATTTAGGTAATCAGTCGCAACACAACCAAACAATTAGTTCAAATCTACCATCTGGTGGTTCTAATGGTGATGTTTGGTATAGAGTATAAAGAGGGCAATAAATGGCATACTATGTCAAAGATGATACTCTTAATCAACAGAACGTAGAGTATAAAGTAGATTTGCAAATCCAACACTCTGGTAATAAGGGTAGAGGGTTGAAGGCAGTCGATGCCAGATTATATGAGCCACTTAAAAATTACAGTGAAAATAATTTAGATAGAATGTATACACCTGTTTTTACTATCGATGATAACCATCCTAGAAAACAGGGAGAAAATCCATATATCACGTATGATTTAACTTGGCCTGCAAATATTGGTACAGGTGATAGAATTTTATCATTAGAGGCATGTGAAACAGAAGAGGGCCCTTGGACAGAAGTTGCAAGAATTGATGCAACAAACGAACCCTTATCTTGGACAGAGACTAGAGTGAGTCTTAAACTAGATGCAAAGAACCGTGGATTTGGTAGTGGTTCTGGCGATACTGGTGGTGCATCCAAACATGGTATCATTGCAAACAGAAATGATATTACAGGATATGTACAAATAGGTACACATTATCCTCGTTCTTGGCAATCCCCAACATTTAATGCAACTGGAATGGATACTCTTTCATTTTATTATATCATTGGTAATGATAGTAATGGTCTGGAATATACAGATATGACCAGAGAAAAATATATCATGACATTGGTGAGAAAATCTGATGGTCGTGTAATGCAGACACTAAACTTTGACTTTAGACAAAACTCTTGGGCACTAATGAGTATGAACGTGAGAAATGCAAGTGGAAACTGTTATATTAAAATTGTACAACCACATCATTCTGGCGGTAAATATGATGGAGCAGGATTTTGTTTTTTCAAAGGCACATCAACTATAACTCATTATAAAAATGGTGATGCAACTGCAAATTTCTACTTTAATCAGGGTGGTGAGTATCAGGGAGTTGAAGTTATAGGTGATGGTAGACCATACGTTTCTGGTGATAATATTGGCCGTGGTGCGAATAAGAGATTTTTTAGATTTTCTGTTATATCAAAAAATGGTCATAATGTAGTAAGAGATGTTAAACCAAACAATTCGACAGGTACTTTACTAAGTCCATTAGGAAATGATAGGACAAAATGGTGGGTTCCAAAAGAAATATATGCAAAAGATTCTGGTGCATGGAAAGAAATCAGAGAAGTTTATGTAAAGAATAACAATAATTGGAATAAAGTATATCCATTGTTTATTAACTCAGAAAATTTTGTTAGTATTTCCGATATACAAATAAAACAAAAGAAAGATTATATTCCTTTAAGTGCAGTTTATGTGGATAATACGACAACTATTACTGCATCCAGTATTTTACCAAATCCAGTAATATTAATTGCTGGGGTGAGTTCCGATGCAGCTCCAAGTTTCCTAATCACACCTCCACTGGAATCTGGTAAGTTGACGGGCACAAACTTTGAATGGGGATATTCTCTATACAATCGAGGTGAAAAATTACCAAAATGGAAATTAGATCAAAACGATACAGGTTCGTATAATAACGGATTTATGTTGGCGTTAGAAGTTGATGGGCCAAATATAAATGATCTTAACCAAGTTGGAGTTGGTATACAGGATGTTGGATTTAGTGCAAATTTACAATCAGGAATAAAAGATAATGATTTAATAGTTGCAATACAAAGATTTTCTAATCCAAGTTCTGTACGTACAGAAACTGAATATAATTCAGCAAGGCCTGCAGGGTGGAGTTTACAGTCATTTTCTGGTGGTGAAAATGGTTTTGTAGTTTATACAAAAATTGCATCAAAGGCGGACTCAGGAAAAGTATATAACTTTCCACAACATGCAAATGACTCATCAGAAATATTTACTATCGTATTTAGAGATACAAATAATATACCTATTAAAACTGTTGCAAAGGCCGGATTTAAACAACAAACATCATCTACAAATCCACATGCATTTACTTTAGCATGGTCTGGAATGAATTTAAATAGAACTGGTTCTACAAGTGCTGATGCATTGGCAAATACTAAAAGAACTTTACCACCACTGTCACCTGGCGTTGTCAGATATCACGTATGGGGTTGGTGGGGCGATAGTAAATTATTAGGTGGGTATGGGTACTATCGTGGTGGTAGACCTGCAACAGTTAAGTATATTGAAAGCCAAATGGATACTCCAGAAAATATTGGTAACTATTATGTATCTATGTATCATGGATATATTGTACCACATGTTTCTGGTACATACAAATTTAATACGTATTCAGATGATGGTAGTTATTTTTGGTTAGGAGACCATGCAAAATTTAAAAGTACTAGGACTCGCGCAAACGCACAAGTTGACAATGGTGGGGATCATGGTAAAAGATTTGCATCTCAGGAATACTCTAAATATCTAACAGCAGGACAAAGATATCCTGTATTTGCAAACATGTATGAAAGACGCGGCAGTGATGTTTTGAGAGTATTTGTAAAATCTCCAAACCATAGTAATGATTGGCAATTAAAGAATTCTGATTTTTCATGGATGCACGACCCTAATGAAGATTTTTCATTTGGTACAAAATATTTTAATGGATAAGAAATGTCATATATAGAAAACAGTCAACAAAGTAATTTTATCATAAATATCGGTATAGATGGAAATTCTACTGGTATTGATAATGTTAGTAATGGTGTGGTAACAACTCCGAATGGTGATATTGCAGTAGACTTTGCCCCTATGATTTCGTCATTTACCTCAAATAATTATGGTAATGCATATTCATGTGAAACTGAAATAGTATTGGTTGGGCCCAGTGTAACAAAAGAAAGATTGGTTAGTCTTGGAATAGACCCAGAAGAAACAGTTTTATCATATTCTATTATTGAGGTTTGGTTTAGATTTGATATACAAGATGAATTTGATATTGGTTTTTGGAGATTAAGTGAAACAGAAGATTGGACAACTGGTGAAAAAATTGTAAGTGTTTCTGGAAAAGATAACACCGGCAATAGAACTTCTAAGTTCCATAGTCTAATATTACCACAACCAGAAAATGATGATATCTTCGTACTTTCTTATGGAGACAATTCTGGAATTAACAATATAACTGCAACTGTATCTTGTAATGGATTTGTACCAATACATTATCAAAATTTGTCTGGTGGCGGCGGAAGTAATACAGGTTCTGCGGCATAAATAGATATATAACGAATTAGAAAGAGTAAACTAATATGGCACAATTACAAGTTACCTTATCAGCATTTAAAAACTATGGAGTTTCTACTGTAAGAACAGGGTTCACTGCCTTCACTGGTAATGGTGGTTTTACTGGTGATGGTGGATTGGACGGTACTCCATATGGTGGAATGCTCAAAGTTTTAGATTTAGATTTAAAACGAGAATGGCAATTATACAACGGAATCCCACAATCTGGTAATGAAGTGGTAGACGCCGCAGATGGTTCAACCCTAGTAACAAAAAGATTTTTTGACCCAGTATTTCCTGTTGCTGGATATGATGGTACACCTAGTTATGGTACTACTGATGATGGACAACCACAATTGCAACATGTAATTGTATACGATTCTACAGACCAAATGTCACCAAATCAAGGTCAAGTTTCTAGAGGTATCGATCAAAAATTTAGATTGCGTCTTGAATATGATGAACGTCCGAGGTTATTTGAAAGTGACAAAGAATTTTCTGCAGAGTTATATCAACTAAATTTAAAAATGCGTAATTTGGGATTAGACACATATAGTGACGGTAATGCAATTGATGAAACTCTCGTAAGTACTTGGGGAGAAACCCTAGTTAATTCACATCCTGGCTATGGTACTGTTACAAATGCAAGTTTGCCGGCGGGATGGGAGGCCACAGTAGGAATTCCAAATCCTTCTTATGCGTGGTTAAAAATTAACATTGCAACCAAAAACCAAATTTTAGATAACGGAGATATTACTGCACCATTAGGTATTAGTGATGGTTTAATTACTTTAGAAAATGGTGCATCAGTTTCTACTTCTATCTTACGAGATCCTGGCCAGTGTGTTGATTTATTTTTCGAAGATATTGTAATTCCTGAAGATGGTGGTACTATTAATAGAAGTACTCGTTGGAGAAATAAAAGACGCGGCAAAGGTTGGTTTAAAAGATTCCCCAAACAGGATAGTTCAGTAGCCGGTACATATCCTATGCAATATAGAATTACATTCACAGAACGTGGATTTTGTTTCTTTATAATGGATGATAGTTCAACAGACCAAAACGATGATTATGCATGGGTACTTGCACAAAGAACTGTAGATAATCAAACAGGTATTACAAGAACTGATGAATCATCTAGATTCCCATTACATTGTATGTATTCTTGTTCAAGGGAAAGTGTTTCGCCTAGAGATTTTGGTGTATACTTTACTCAACAGGCTGCAAATTTACAGACTGCAGCAAATGCTATTGGTAGTGTGTATGATGAATCTGGAAATGAATTTTCGGTATCCGAATTAAATTCAGATTCATTATATATTTTGAATCCGTATGACAGAGAAGATTCTCTCGCAGATGAATTTATGGCAAAAAATATTTGGAGATTTGTTGCAAGAGAATTTGATATCGTAAAACCATGGGATGTACACAAAGATTGTACTAGACACCAGACAGATAGTAATGCAATTATCAACCCAATGGAACAACTTGCAATTACAGATGATAACAGGTTTGTTATCACTTTCCCAACAGGACTCACTACTCAAAGATATATGTATCCAAAAGAAGAAATTGATTTAATTGCATTCTCATCTTCAGAAGTAGTTGCACAGAGTAGTAATGTACCTATGCAAACATACAAACCAGATGGAACAAATACAGATAACCGAAGATATCAGGGGATGTTATCAACTCTACCAAATGGAAACGGAATGAGAGTGTTGATGTTAGTGAATGGAGACTATATTTTCAACAGTGATGTTAACATAGACTAGAAGAAAAGTTTTATAAATATATTCAGATAAACAAAAAGTCCTAAAAATTTTAAAGGAGATTATTAATGCCAAGTTCAAGTGGGTATAGTATTCAAAGAAATGAGATTATTAATATCTCTCACAGACAACACGTAGAATACCATACAGGTGGCGGTTCTACAAGAGTGTTTCCATTACGTTCAAAAATCGATTACGAAGATAAAGATTGGAATTGGGAAATTAAAGTTGGTGAAGTAAGATATTCTATTGACAGAACACAAGGTAAAAATTCAGTTGATGGTACTACAACAGACCCCGATGTAACATCTTGGGAAGATGGTACATATAAAGAAGGTTCACAACTTGCCGGCCTAGGTTCTGTAGAATTTGATAGAAGTGCCGGAATTTTCGGTTCTTTGATTTTTGCAGAAGAATATAGACCAGTATCTGGTGATACAGTTGAGGTTAGATTTCAAGAGGCGCAAGATTCTTGGACAGGTACAGATGGTGGTTTATTATACCAACTTGCAAAAGACTTGACTGTTCATCCTTATGACACACCAGAATTGTTAAAGGCAACACATGCAACACCTCTTGACGTTAACGGCGATCCAGTAGCGGCTGGATATACAGATGCAAGTGTTACAAAACTTAGACATACTTTAACTACACAATATAACGATGATTATACCACAACAGGAATTGAGGGTGTACAGAAAACTTTTAAACATCTTTATAAAGTTGTTAGAGAATGGAGAACTTCTTTTGAAAAGGATATCTCTACCATTGGATCATCTAATGTTGTATTGACTGCAGCATCTGGTACTGCAATGTTACCATTCACTAGAGGTGATTTGGGAGATGGAGAATTTAGAGTTTCAATTAATGGAAAATTATTACCAGAAAGTTTTTACACAGTCGAATCAGATGACGCGACTAGAAGAAGTACTATTACATTACTTGCTGGTTCAGAAATTACATGGGTAGACTCAGCAGATCTCAATAATGTTAATGTTGCAATCGGATATCATTGGAAACATTCTTTAGATGTTCCATATGGTGCATTAGTAGGAAAGGCTGGATTGGGTCCAATTCAAACTGCAATAAGTGGTGTAAACCATGCATTTGTTGCGAATGATGGTATTGTATTTATTCCCGCCACTTCTTCACAACAATATGCAATATTAGATTTAAATTGGGATGCAGCAAATCAAACATTTACAGTCAATACTGACGGTGGTGGTCAAGTTCTGGCAACTTCGGATCAAAATTCATATATTGATGCTGGTAGCATCTTTTTGATTGAATACGAAGAAGTTGATACATATGCACCTGCATTTAACTTGATTTATCCAAAACCATTATCCAATAATAAAGTAGATGTTGAATATGCACTAAGAGATATCAGTGATAAATTTTTAGTTGAATCATCTAAAGGGGTAGATTTGTTGTCTGATGACACATTGACACCAGAATATACATCTCCTACTTCAAATCGTAAACCCCAAAAATGGAGATTGCGTTTTGAATGGGATAGAAAACTTGCATCTGTAAGAGTTAATGTTGCAACTTCATACCAATTACTTGATGACATGTCTGTGACAAAAGGACAATCTAGAGATGGTATCAAAGGTCCAGTATCTAGAGAGCCTGGAGAACTGTGTGATATCTATAAAGAACCTAATGTTGGTAGAGGTAGTACTTATCAATTAATTAAGTCTAAATCAGATTTTTATAGAAGATCTCAAAAAGATATAGACGATACTGCACGAACATATCCTTTATCATATAGAATTACTATTACTGACCATGGTATGGGTTTCTTTATGTGGGAACAAGCATCTGTAGATCAAGATGATGATTATGCGTGGTTTGTTGTACAGAGACACGTAGACCAAACAACAGGACAACCAGAGTTTACTGGAAAGTCTCCTGTCCACTGTGTGTATTCTCCATGTAAAAGACCAATAGATATTGCAGATTTAAACCAATACTATGCCGCATCTGATATTAATGATTTAACAAAGACACCAAATCTTTATACATCATTAGGACAAATGTTGGAAACAGAAGGCCCAACACTTTATTTTGACCCAACAGAGACAATGTTTAATGGTACGGTAAACGCACTAGACTTTACAGGTAAAGGGTATTTGACAGGTACTGATGCGTCTGGAGACAGTACTGGAGAGAAAAAAGAATTAGATGTTGGTATCGTTGGTTCTAAAATGACTCAAACAACGGATTATTGGTTGAAAGGTTATCAGTGGCAAGTAACAGATCCAGCTACTTTTGATCCAAGTGCATTCAATTTTCCAGCAGATTTTACGACGATAACTTCAAACGAGAGAGTTAATGATTTAGAAATTGTCGGGTTTACAGAGTTGCCTAGAGATGGTGTATCTTCTACTGCAAAATCCAAAGGCTCTAGTTGGGTTATGGATTCTAGACTAGCTCCACATTTTTCTGGTAATGTAATTTATCCAGAAAATAGAATTGAACGTGTTTCTACTTTTGTAACTGCCGCAACTGATGCAACCGATGGTATTCCAGATGGTGCAACCGGCGCAGCGCCTGGAGATTGGTCAGACCCTTCATATGCAATGTTGGACATTCTATACAACGAAAATCAAGCAAACCAAACGAAGGTTTTAGATTCTTTGATTGTTGCTATTGATGGACAAGAATTGATTAGAGATACAGATGCATATATTCTTAATTATGACCAGTGGGTAAGAATGGGAGATCCATCAACAGGTCATAGATTTATACAATCACTTGATGCCGCTGGTGTAACTAAATTGGGTAGTAGTTTTAAACTACCAGTTGAATCTACTGCAGCAGTACCAGATTATATTAAAGAAATTTTTGATGGTACATCACAAAATGCTGCAACATATAAGGAAGGTGTAGACCTTGATTGGACCGTATACAATCCAACCGATCCCACTGGTGGTGCGAGTATGGCATGTAGTGTTATAAACCCAACAACAAAAGAGGCATATAAAATACACTTCATTTATGCATTGTGGGAAATCTTTGGTGATAAATATAAGACTCCTGTAAATTCATCAACTGGATTAAATATTAGTAAATATACAAATCTAACTGGTGCGTCTGTGAATGGTAGATTGCCTGGCGATCCAATTTGGTCATTATTAGACCCAACTAAAAATGTATATATCTATGATTTCTTTAACCAAACATTATTGTTTAGAGATGCACCAAGACCTAGTGCAGCATTAACTGTTAAATTAATTAATTACGTATTTGCGGACCCAGCAGGAAACGCATATTATATCGAAACACCTGAAGATAGGGATTTTCCAGAGAGAAATCAAAATTTCCAAAAAACAATTAATAGATTTGTTGTTAGAGAACAGGATGTATTAAAACCTTGGGATTTCCACGTATCTGCAACTATGCATGAAATTGATTCAAATGCAATTATTAATCCACAAGAACAGTTGTCAATTACACAGGATAGAGACTTTGTATTCTCATTCCCAACTCAACTTACATCACAAAGATTTTATTATCCAAGAAGTGAACTTGATTTGATTACAGTTTCTTCTGCAGACTTTAGTACTCAATCAGGTAGTATTGAAATTGAAAAATATACAGATTCTGATGGTTTGAATGCACAGTTTACAGTTGGTGGACAAGGTTTTGATGTAACATCCGCTGGTACTGCACACCCATACGCTGGACATGTAGGACCAGATGGACAGAAATACTACTGGAAGAAAAATAAAAGAAGATATGAAGGTATGATGAGTACATTACCAAACGGAAATGGAATGAGGATCTTTATGCAAACTGCCGGTAGTAGTATCAAATTTACTGATACCAATGAAGGTGGCGCTCCAGCGTAGTATTATAATGATGATTATAAATATAGATAAACAAACATATGGGGTAAATAAAAGATGGCATCTACTTTAACGCAACCATTCGCATCAGCTGGATTTTCAGTACAAAGAACTGAAATTACTAGTGTTATGCAACCAACCTATGCGGAATATTTTGTGAGTGATGGTGTCACTAGACATTTACCACTCAAAAGATTGCCAGATCTTGGTTTGGCCGATATTGCTTCAGTAAGAATTTTTGTAAATGAATTTAATGAATTAATTGCAGACAATTATACCGGCGACGATACATATCCAGATAGTGGTGATTTTTTATTCAGTGACCAACAAACATATGATCCAGGCAGTGGAGTAATTCAAACTCCAAACGGTTATATTTTGTTTAATACTGGAAAAATTCCTACATCTGGTGCAACTATAAAAATAGTATATTTTATAAATCCAGAAAACTATACTGAATATGAAGATGGTGTTTTGAGAAATCTTGCATTAGATTTATGTTTACATCCATATAAAAATAACTTTACATCAACATTCGAAAATCAATCTCAAACTGTTGCACCACTAACAGTAACTGGTGCAACAGGAGTTGGTGCAACTATGATTGCGGAATTTAGTGATGCACCAGTAGGTAGTTGGTTAGTAGATGGGTCTGCTTCTACTACACTTGTAGGTAAACGAATTAGAGAAGTTTCTGGTACTGGTATTGCAACAATTGCATCTATTACCGATGGTACTACCATTACTGCAACTGTAGATGTTCCGTTTTCCCAAGTTACTGCGGGCGATAAAGTTTATTCTAAAGGAGAGTGGTCTCTAATTATTCCGGCAGATGAAGTTGAGGTTCAACCTTATAATTTGATTTATCCATATGAAACGGAAACTTCAACAACACCAATTTCAATTGATGTAAACGGACAACAAGATCATACTGCTGTTATGAAGGCAATTCGTAGAGTTGGTAATTTACTAGTAGTAGAATCTGAAAAGGCAACCGACTTATTGTCATCTAGATCAGATATTAATTCAGTTTCAGAGGCCATACCTACAAATTTGAATTTACCATCGCCAGTTAGACAAAGACGCTCTCCACAAAAATGGAGAATTCGTTTCTATTATGACGAAAGAGATGATTACGTGCATGTTAACGTTGGTACAAAATATCAACTTCTAGATAATGGTGATACTACTAGAGGGCAGGATAGAGATGGTACGAAGAAGTCCGTGTTTAGACTGCCGGGCGAGTTGGCCGAAATTTATTTTGCGCCAGGCATACAAGGAGCAAAGGCAAAAGCAGGATTTTTCCGTAGACAAGGTAAAACATCATCTGATACAAATAATACATATCCAATTACTTATAGATTGACATGTACAGATCATGGTACTTCTCTATTTATGTTTGATCAGGCATCTGTAGATCAAGATGATGATTATGCATGGTTTGTTATACAGAGACATGTGGATAATTCTTCGGGTAAAATCGAATTTGAAGATGGTAAGTCTCCTGTGCATTGTGTATATTCCCCAAGTAAAAGACCTTTTGAGACTTCAGAACAAAATGCTGGATATTACTCATCTTTTGAGAAGAATTTAGATTTTGCTACAACTCCATTTCAAACAACTACAGTCTCTACAGATTTACAAAATATATATGATGCTTCTGGCAGAAGATTGAAGCCAGGAAACCAAATAGATATTTCTATTATAACCGATAGTTTACCTATACAAGCAAATGAATATGGTAGTGGTATAAATTATAGTGGACCAAATGCCCAGAAAATTTATAATACTCCAACTGGTACATCTGCTTCAACCAAAACAGTGGCTTTGCAAAGTGTTTCTGGTGGTGGTTATGTAGATGATCAAGCCACCGCGCAGAGAACCACGAACATAACAACGGTCAATTCATACGATTACATAACAGTAAACCAATATGATGCAGCATATAACGATAAACTTGGTCCAGCTATGTTGGGATTAGAAATTGAAGAAGTTGTATTACTTGACACGATTGACAACGATTCAGTACATGCAGTATTAGTTGAAGGAGTTGATTATAAATTTGAAATAGACTCAGTTACCCCAGCAGTATATACTGGTTCTACACTAACAACTCAAGAAATGGTTTCGCACAAAATGAGTTTTCTTCATCCATCGGGCAATCCTTTGGAAATTGGTGGGGTCGTCTTTCGCAACACCACCATCAGCTCCACCAACACTAATCCTACATTGGGCACAGATACAACCCCCAAAGTACGTGTCAAATATAGATGGAAAGGTGCTGGTTATCTAAATAAATATATCAATCCATATGGCCGACAAGGAGATGGAACTGCACAATTAGAAGATGCCGCAAGGTTGAATGTATTTGTCGAGAATGTTGAATTAGATCATGCAAGGAATCCATACGAATATACAGTAAATTCTACTGGTGATGTATTGTGGCCTGCAAATACTGCATCATTTCAAGGTACTAGTTTAAATACATATGTATATAGTTTACCAGTAGATTCCGTATTCCTTAGAGAATCTTTATCCGAAGGTCAAGTCTTGAAAATGCAACTACAAAATTATGCAGAAGACCCAGAAGCACAAAACTTATATTTAATAGAAGTACCAGAAGATCCAGATTTTCCAAAACACTGGACAGATATGCATAGAGAGGCAAAAGGAATTTATAGGTTTGTTGTAAGAGAATATGATGTATTAAAACCTTGGGATTATCATGTCTCTGCAGTTATTCCACAAGTTGATAGTCCTGCTATTATCAATCCAGTTGAACAATTATCTATTACTCAAGATAAAACCTTTGTGTTTAATTTTCCAACACCAATGGCATCTCAAAGATATATATATCCAAACTCAGAAATGGATTTAATTTGTTTCTCAGGTGCAGATTCATCAACTGAAGGTGGAATTACCAATGTTGGTACAGCCACATCTCCAAAATATGATTTAGATGGAGAACAAGATAGTAGTGTTGGTGGGGGAACCGCCGGCACATCTACACTTAAACCATCAGATGCATTGGATTACCGAGCAGCATACACATGGCATACAGGTACTGATACAGCAACAACATCTGCAAATAGAACATATGCAGGGATGCAATCAACGAAGTCAGATGGTAATGGAATGCGTATTTTCACTCTAGTACGTGGTGGACCAATTAGACCAGAATATTCTGATTGGACAGTAAGACTATAGTAATTATAATTTAAAAATAAAGTAGAAAAAAGGGGGATTTATCCCCCTTTTTATTTGTTCTCGGCAATTTAATTCATAAATAGTAACAAATGGCAACTATTACTGAAATATTCTTTTTGCAAGATTACGTTCTTGCCGAGACAGGATTAACCTCTCCTGCCGAGGTTTCGTCTGTCGAACTGACAATATCTGGACTAGTTGCTCCCGCATCAGTGACATTTTCAACTGGTGATATTATTGTCAATGGTACAAATCAAGGAAATTCTGCTACCATATCCAATGGTGACACTTTCCAACTAAAAATATATACTCCCACTATAGATACTCTCACGAAGTATTATTATGATGTAGACGGCACAACACTTGAATGGTGGGTTGAATTATATAATACTGATAATTCTCAAATAGAATCTTTTAGTACTTTTTCTTCTACTGGAAATATTGCGATACCAGAAAGTAGTACTAGTCCTGTATCGGACGTTGCTATTGAAACAGAATCTGTATCTGCAACAACAACGGGCCCAGTTTCCGAATTTGAATCTGAATCGAGTAATACAACAACAAATGAAGTAGAAACGGTATCCGTTTCACCAACAGAAAAGTCTTTCGAAAAAATTGACGAAGGTTCTGACTTAGTTCAAAGTAGTGATGAAATTATACCACAAACTGTTATTGTTGCAGTAACTGATTCTGAAGTAAATGATTCTGCTCTAACAATATTACCTTCAACTCAGCCAAAAGAAGAATCAACAAAAGCTTTATTGGCCAATGCAATTGAACAAATAGTAGAAGAAACTAAAACATCACTTATCGCCGCCGCAGAAGCGTTATCATCTAGTGGTATATCGAATGTTTCCCAAGGGGAGGCCCCAGAAGAAATTTCTGATTCAGATATTTCAGATGAAGTTCGTAGAGAGTATATAGAACCTTTACCAAAGGAGGAATTGCAGTCTCTTTCCGAAAAACTTATTGTTGAAACAATTAAAGAACAAATTTCACTCCAAAGTTTCATAGAAGAAGTTGTAGTAGAAGCATCTAGTAATTTAAATATTGGTGATACTACTGACAACGAAGAATTGCAAAAGAGTGTAATTCAAGGTGTTCAAGAAGTAATTGAAACTACGGTTGTACCCACAATTATCGAAAAGATCACAGAAGAATTAACACAAAAAGTTTTAACTAATTTAGATGATATAGTAGAATCTAAAGATACTCAATTTAGTGAATTAATTGAAACTGTTGCATCTACTCAGTTAAAAACTTTAGAAGAAACAACATTAAATGAATTATTGAATAAGGTATTTAGTGAAGATACTGATAAATTAGAACTTTCAAATGTAAACTTCGAAGATTTGTCCGAAATAGAAGAATTTTTTATAAATTTCTTATTCAATGAAATAGAAGTATCCGAAGGAATTACTCTAGATATAACTGATACTACTCTATTAGAAGCAATCAATCAGTTAGATATTCAAGGGTTTGTAGAAAAAATACAACTTGCAACTTTAGATTTTGCAACTCCAGAAGATATAGAAAATATACTATCAATTATATTCACATCATTATCAGAAGATGAAGATTTCTTAAACTTTAATTTATTTGAAACTTTTGAAGAATTTGAAAAATTTGTAGTAGAAAATTCTACTAGTATATTAAATTTATCGGGAGAAGAAATTCTTGACGATGCATCAACAAATACAACTGGTTCTGAGGATGTAGTAGATGAATCTAGTACAGTTATTACTGGCGATGAACAAATACAAGACGAAGTTTCAGAAAAAAATACAGGTCAAGATGAAGTAGAAGATGAATCTACAACGTTAATTACTGGTGGTGAAACTGGAGAAGATGAATCTACAACGTTAATTACTGGTGGTGAAACTGGCGAAGATGAATCTACAACATTAGTCACTGGTGGTGAAACTGGCGAAGATGAATCTACAACATTAGTCACTGGTGGTGAAACTGGCGAAGATGAATCTACAACAACAAATACTGGTACAGATGACGGAGAAGATGAATCTACAACATTAGTCACTGGCACAGATACTGGAGAAGATGAATCTACAACATTAGTTACTGGTGCAGATACTGGAGAAGATGAATCTACAACAACAAATACTGGTAGTGATACTGGAGAAGATGAATCTACAACAACAAATACTGGCAGTGAAACTGGAGAAGATGAAACTGGTATAGGTGCATCTAGTGGAGAACAACTTGGCGAAATCGGCGCAGAAATTTCTCCAGATGAAAATAATGGTGCCGCATCAAAAGGTATCATACAACTAAGAGATGGAACTGTGACATTTTATAAGTTAAACCCAGTACCATCTACTATTGAATTAAATACATTCGTGGGCCCATTTGTCGCAAGAGACAATTCCATGTGGCAGATAAGGTTATAATATGCCACAATTTTTTACCTCCGGCGGTGTACAAACACAGATTAAAACCACTAAAAGATGGAATTATGTATTTGAGCGCGATTCATCTGTAACAATAGAATATTATAATTTATTTCGTTATACTCAAGATGATGGACAAACTTTAGAGTATGCAAGTAATGCATATGAAACTGGTGGATCGGAATATATAGCAGAAATTTTCTCCACAAAGGTAGAAATAATTTCTACAGATGTTGTCAGTTTCAATAACATCATTGAAATAACAGATGTTGGACTTGATAGATATTCAGAAACAGGTATTATTGGTAGTATATGGAATAACTTATCTAGACTCGATAGTATCATTACTGATAAATCCAAACTAATGGAATTAGTGACAAGTAATATCGGAACAGATTCAAAACAATTTGATCTTGGTATTAGTAGAGATATTGTTCAAAATGCAATATCAAATTATGATACAGATGACATTATTGTATCTAAACTTGGTGATATTGGAATATTCAGTAAAAATATCATACAAAGAATACAAAATCAAGTAAAATCTGCACAACACCTACTATCAGGTGACGGTGAACATATTCTGCATGGAGAAAATTCAGAATTTGCAAGGTATAACTTAGACCAAGTAACAAAAATGGCAACTATTGCAGATAGTTATGGTGAATTTGTAGATTTAGTACACGCAGAGTTATTTACCAGAGATGAAAGTTCTCTGATAAAATCTAATGTAAAAGAAACTAATTTGTTATTCCAACAAATAGTTCCAGACAATAAGATTATTTTAGGCGCAAAAGATACAGGCGAAGTTACTTCAAAGATAACATACTCTTCGACAACTTTAGATAAAGATTTTGAATTAAATTTATCTTATGATTTAAGTAAAGCTAAAGAGTTGCACAATTCATACGCGCACTTATATAATCAAGAACCAGATTGGATAAAGAGTCCAAGTGGTCTATTAATCACAAAACCACAGGATAAAATATTCAATGATTTACTATATTATCAAAGTCCAGATGATGTAGTTATACAAAAGAATTTATATTTTGGTTCTCCAGATATAACAAATGTTCCTATCAATAATTACTTTAAAAAGTTTAAATCTATTCAAGAACCTAAAGGTAAATTTTATGCAGAACAATCTGATTTAGTATTTAGAACTGAATTTGAAATTCGTAGTTCTCAAGATATTATTGTACCTATAAAACCATATTATAGTCAACCAGATAAGACTTATCTATATAATTATTTTTATATTGATATAGACACAGATACTACATTTGGAATGGTGCCTCAAATTACACCACCAACAGATATATCATATATTCCAGATTCTAATTTTGCAAAAACTACTGCAACAACCAATACAAATGGTAAAAGTTTATTTAAAAAACAATTTGGACTATTTGAGTTTAGAGGTGGTAGACAGATAATTCTGGATGCAGTCAATATTAAAAATACTGGTAAGTATTCTGTCATGGATACACAGGCTGTTATATTCTACGATCATAATTCTGCAATGTATGGTGGTATGTATCAAGAGTATGTAGAGTCTCCATATGAATTTGTATATTCAAATAATTATATTGGAATTTCTCATTATAATCAATTAAAACAAATTATAATACCACATTTTAAAATCGAATCAGGACACCCTAGAAATGGTGGGTCTAATGCATATGGACACGATGTTATTCCAGTGCCAAGATTAGATCCATCTACTAAATTTATTCCATTTCCAGGCTTTCTGAAAGAAAGTGATGGTAGACCTTCTGGTAGGCACGGCAGATCATTTGATCAAGAATATAGGATAAAACAAACTGTTACAGGGGCAAACAATCCATCTAACACTCTATATGAATTTGAATATGTCGATCATGATATGGATAAAGATAGTGGGGGAATTGGAGATGGTAAATATAACTTTACATATGAAATTATACAGGGTTCTGGGAGATTGCCAGAATGTTTGGAAATGGTAGATCAAAGATATGTTAGAGGTCGTATTGGAGAAGTCGATGAATTTCTAAGAAAATACTCTTATGAATCTTGGGTACAAGAACATGGTCATTATCCTTTAGATTATGACTATACTGATTTTGAATTATTAACTCCTAGAATATTAAAAACAGGTGTACTAGGAATTAACTCAACAAAAGGTACATTAACATATATTTTAGAAAATCCTTTGAGTGATGTAAACCGATTTAATGTTGGAGAGAAAGTATTTCAAGGTTCGACTCATGGCATAATTACCGATGTATTATATGAAGAATTATATCCTATAGACTTAGGAGATGGATTGGGTGAACAACCAAGAACTATCGTAGGATTAGAGGTACAAAACGTTTTTGGTGAATTTGAAGAAATGACAAAAAATATTCAATATTCTTATAATAATTTAAATTCATTGCAAGAAATTGATATTATAATTTCAGATAGACAGGCAGAACTAGCAAATGAGACAGACCCAACTGAAATAGAAAGACTTACAAATGAAATTGCATCATTGCAAGCAGAAAGATCTTTAACTGGAGACTATACAATTTTGGTAGTAACGGGGTCTAATGTATCTTTTGATTTGAAAAAAATTGGTGTATTGAGAGATAATGTTGTTGTAGAAAATATTCTATTTAGACAAGAGATTGATACTGCTCGTGGTCTTAGAAAAATAATTGATTTAGAATTTCCTGTACACAATAATTGGTCATATGACAGAGATAGATTTTTATTTACCAGTGATGAATTACCAGAAAAATTATATTATAAAGGAGATTATTTAGACAGAATTGAATGGATAAATAAAATGAGAGAAGATGGACATTTTAGATTTGATAATTCTGAAAATAATATAGATGTTGAAACTCTGATTAATAATTTTAAATCAGAATATGAAAAAGGTGAACTTGCAATTTCAAAAGAAGAATATGAAAATCAACTTAAAATATATGAACAAATGAGATCGTTAGGAGACTTACCAGAGGCCATGGAATATTTGGAAGATATTTCTCCATTTAAATTAAATTGTGAAATTGATGTAAGTGAAGAAGATTTTTATAATTATTCCCAAGAAGTTAGAATAGTGAGAGGATATCCAATATATGCCAGCTGTAACTAGAAAAGATGACAACTGCACAGGACATGGATGTTTCCCACCAAGAGCGAATAATGGTGGCAGTGGTAATGTAAAAACAAATAGTAAACCCACCCATAGAAAAGGTGATGGTTGGACACCACATGGATGCCCAAATGTACCACCACATGGTTCGTCTACTGCAGCTGGGTCTGCAACCGTATATGCAAACGGCAAGGCAGTTGCGCGAATAGGTGACCCTGTTGCGTGTGGTTCTGCTATTGCCCAAGGGAGTGGTAATGTATTTGCTGGAGATAGTGGAGAATCTTTCACCCCCCCAGAGTTCACATTTCCAGAATTTACACCATTCCCTGCCCCTAAATTAAGAGATGCGCCAGCATTATATCCTAGTAATATACAAACAGTGGATGATTCTGCAAATGCAAATCCTATTAACAACTCAGAACAAATAGAATCTACAAATGGCGAGAAACCAGAATATGAAGAATTGTCTAGTGGAATGTGTGGGGAAATGCCCCAAAGAAACCCCTATGAGGTCGCACAAAAGGCATTATCTATGGGAAATAGTGCATGGAAAGAAACTGGCAATAACCCAAACATTACTGCATTATGGGATGAAATTGGATATCAAGGAAATCAATATGCAGATGAAACTGCTTGGTGTGCGGTCTTTGTAGGAGCAACCCTTAAAAGAAGTGGTAACAAATATCATAAAACTGCAATGGCCCGTGGTTACGAATCATATGGTAAAGAAATACCATGGAATGAAATGCAGCCTGGCGATATAGTTGTAATGTTTAGAAATGGTAGGAGTTCTGGTAGTGGACATGTTGGGTTTGCGACAGGAAATTATACAAATAATACAGTTGATATGATAGGTGGAAATCAGGGTAACACTTTATCTGTAAGAACATATAAGAGAAATAGTGGGTCTAGAGGTGTGTTAACCATTCGACGTGCAGTATCTTGTGAAGATGGAAAAACTCTTGCGCCGCAAGTAGGACAAGTAAATGCACCAAAGTCCTCTGGGGTTGGTGGTCAAGTTACATAAATAGTTATAAAGGAGCGCATGGTGGCATTCGATACAGTAAGACCTATCAAGGCAATATTCCAAAATGATGGAGAAGTAATTCTTGGTGAATTTACTGATCAAGATCTTATTGGCATTGATATGGGTGGTACTGGCGCATCCAATTCTGCGACAGCACGTAGTAATTTACAATTAATACATTATAGAGAATTTCCCACTTTTAGTGATTTTGATACTTTACCAGAATCTGGAAAACTTGCAAAAAACAGTGCAGATGGAAAGTTATACTACTCACATCAAAATGCTTGGTTACAGATTGGACAATCTCAATTAGTTTCTGGTACTGATAATTCTGGAGTATTTGTAGATGAAACCGAAGTAGAAAAATTTATATTTACTGGAAGAATTGTATATTCATATGATGGGCCTACAAAAACTGCAACTCTTACAGTAGATGTAGATGATATTGAAGATAGATTAGATATTCTCGAAGATGACGATCAAACAAGTGGTTCTGTTAGATATTTAATCAAACAAAGATTTGATCAATTACTTGATGGAGTAATTCCAGAACTTGACACACTGAAAGAGATTGCAGATTCTTTAGGAGACACTTTAGATTTTAGAAATGATTTTGATAATCATGTTTTAGACTTTAATCAATTAGATACAGATTTTACAACATTCAAACAAGATATAACTAATTTTGATAATGTGGATTTAACAACTAATGCACCAATACAAGGTGATGCAATTATTTGGGATCCAACAACTTCAAAATGGATTCCTGGCGCATCATTTAATAGTTCGGATTTTGAAGCGGCATTTCAGACCAAAACGGCAGCAGATTTAGACGTTGGAAATGCATCTGATGGCAGTTTTAGTGATGGTGCATTGGTAATCGAATCTGATAGAAAAACTGCGGATGTGATTGATGATTTAAATGAAGCTCTTGACAACATAAGAAAAGGTGTATATGTTAAGTCAGTTTCATTTTCTGCAAATCCCACTTTCGGTGGACAAGGTACATATGTCACATTAAATTTGACAGTTGATGGTACTGCAAATAGATATGATATTGATTGGGGGGATGGGTCTAATACAAATAACACCACAGACTCTACTCCAAGTCACACATATACATCAAATGCAAATAGTCCATATACAGTAACTGTTCGTGCATATAATTCAAGTGGTTCTGGTGCTGGTAGTGAAGCTTCATCAACAATAGAAGATTATATTATTATCTATACAACAGATCCAGCGGCCGCGTTTAGACTTTATAGAAATGCAACAGGGGGGTCTGAACTGTCTGGTAATAATTTATATGTAATCGAAGGCGACAGTTTATACTTAGAAAATATATCAACCCAGACTACTATGGCAGATGTAGAATATACAATGGATTGGGGCGATGGTACTGCAGTTGAAAATATCACTTCAGATAATGCAGATGGTGGGGTAACTGGTAATAGATTACAACATACTTGGGGATTTGGTACACACACTGGCTCTGGGCGAGACACTTTAAGATTAACTCTTTCAAGTCACAGTACAGCAAACCCTAATGTAATTCCAAAACAAACAACAAAGTCATTAAAGGTATATGATATTAATCCATCTGCGCCGCAAGGACTAAGTTCTAAAAGTATTTCATTTAGTGGTAATACTGGATCTTCCCCACTACTTGCGAGTGGTTTCACTGACAATACAACAGGTACTACTTATAGTATAGGTTCTTCTGTACAAAGAACAACATCTACAAGTGGAAATATTTCATCAACTTCAATATCATCATTTGCATATAATGCGGATAGTGGTACATTAACTGCACTCGTTAACGGCGTAGACAACGGAAATAAAGTATTGGATTCTAATAATAATAGTGGCACATATACTAGTCTAAAAATTGATAGTGAAAGTGATTATAATGGATTAAACTCTAGTGGTAGTTACAGTAATTTTAATAATAGTATATATTATCCAAATTTATATAAAGGATTTAAGGCAAAAATTCAAAAATCTGCAGCTGCAGTGCCTGTAGGAGTAAATAGATATCAACTTTCGCACAGTGGAACAGGAAACACTAACTCAATAGAGTTTGTTAAAGATAATCTAACGTCTACTCCAACTCTGACTGCTGGAACTATTTCAGAAAAAACTGGATTTTACAAATATATAAGTGGAATTCCTTATTATACATACAATTCTAAATTAACTTGGAGTGATATTTCGGTATCTAATTTGGTCGGTCAAACATACAGAAATACATCACAAGTGCTATATGTGACTGGCAGTAACAATTATGAAGGCACGTCAAGTCAATCTATTAATAACAAGAGTTTTAATTATTCTGCAATAGATGGCACAACAACCATGTTGCAAAGTGGATATCCATTAGTAAATACTGGTGTTGGTACTCCATATGCAATTGGGGATTTAGAAATTGATATAACAAATTCTGGAGTTAGAACAATTGAATCTATACGTGCAGTTGCATACAACGTAAATGGTACAGGTAGTTATGTAAATAATAATCAAAAAATTGCAGTCCACACATCATCACAATCTGGTATTAGTGAGCTTTCTATTCCTGTAAGTTCAAGTTTAGGGTCTGGTTATAACGATAGTGGAAAAAGAATTTTTGATTTTGCATCAGAGATTACTGATACTCCTACATATAATAATACGATCAATTTTTATACAAACAATCTTTACTCTGAAAGTTCAGACCCAGGCGTATCTGGTACACAAGAGGCAACAGTTCGACTTGGTGTATTGAAACATAGTCTGGATGATTATAGTGGATTTTTACCAGTTGGCCCAGATCGAAGTGGTGATTCGGGTGTTCAATATTTTACTTTTGCGTTTAGGAGAACTATCACTGCAAACTTTAATATTAATATAAGTAGTAGTGGTGTTTCTGGTGTTTGGATTGCAGCGCCGGGCACTACAATTGACACTGCAAGTAGTTTAAATGGTTGGTTGGATTGTAGTGTACAATATGCTGGCGCTGGTGTGCCAGGCGAAAGTACATCAGGTGGTGGTAATGGTAGTAATGGTTGTGCGTCAACTGGTGGAGATAGAATACAATCGAATACTTCATTGAGTGGTTCTTATACTATGACTTTAGGTACAGAAAATTTGACTAACGCAACTAATAATGTTGCATTGGTTAGAATTGCATTAAACTCTGGACAATCAGTTAACTCTATTAGTATAACATAGGATAAGTAAATGTCAATACCCGATAATCAAAAATTAGACTTTCTTTGGAAAAAATTAGGTTATGGTGCATCCAAGACAGACTTAAATTCTATAAAGGGCGCAACTAACGAAGCTATCCCAAGTCCATTATTATTACGTGGAGATAGACTTTGGTCAGAATCTCAAGAAATTCCTGCAATTATTCCAACCGTAAATAGTACATATGTTGAATTATATTTAAATTCAAATACGGTTGAGTGTGATATGGATTTAACGTCTACATCAAATCGTACTTGGAAAACAAATTTAACAGATTGGATACCACCAGAATTTGGTAGTACATATCAAGTAAAAGTTTATATAGATTCTGCAAGTTCTACAAATCCAACATCCGGCAATCAAATATTTGCAGCAGGTTCTGGAAATGATGATGAATGGTTTTTTGATTATCAATCTGGCATTTTACATTTTATTGGTAATAATCTACCATCTGGAATTTCTGGAAATAAAATTTATATTTCTGGTGCAAGATATATAGGAACATTTGGTACGTCTGGTGGACAGACACAAATTGAACTTGATTCTCTTTCAAATCAGTTATTAGAATTAGAAGATAGAGTAAACACAGATTTAGATGATTTAATACAAGACGTAGACAGAAATAGAGCAACTATAAATAGTGTGCAATATTCCTTGGCAAATTTTAGTTATGGTGGACATACTGAATCGCAAATAAATAGTTTGGTACAAAGTCAACAACAAGTTGGTATTGTATATAATAGTGTAACAGAAAGATTCGAACCTCAACAAATAGCATCAGGCACATCCGGCGCATTTTTACATTTTCAATATTCAGATGGTACAAGAGATGATTTAAACTTGATTGCAACATTTGACGGTTCAGAAGTATTATCTTCCTATGTTAGATTTTTCTTTTCAGATGGTACACAAGATAATATAGATATGGTTACATAATAAGGATTTTTATTTTTATAAATAATAGAAACAAAACAAGTTAGTTAATAAAACTTTATGCATTAAGGAGTTCACGAATGAGTAGAGCTATTCAAAGAAATGATATTTTTCAATTAGATGGGTATCGTTGGAACCGAAGAAGAGAACCAGATAAACCATTAATTACACAATTAGCAGAAGATTTAATGGACAATGGTTTTATAGATGTTGGCCCAGAAGTCGTAAAAATTACAGTTAGTGATGCAGCTCTAACCAGATATATTGATAATATTATTGTGTACTATTATGATTCCAATACAAATATTATTAATGAAGGGGCTCACGGATTAAGAAATGTTACGTCAGAAGGATATGACGGAACTTTTACAGAATGGAAAATGGATAATAATGATTTAAAAATTAAACAAATCCAAGACGATCCTTATACTGGATTTGGCAACGATCACTGGGCAGATTATCTTTCAACATCGTTGCCTGGCTCCAAATCCGCCACTTTTAAAACACAGTATCCTGGCGAAGATGCAACATATTTTGATAAGTTCTTAGGACCAAACGCCGAGTTATTTGCATATTTAAACCCAAACCCACAGAATCAGGATGCAGACGGTAATTGGTTGAAAGTATTACCAAATGTACCTACTAGAAAGAAGAAGGCCGATGAACAGACAGGTTATTTTGGATTAAGTTTTATATCAGAAAGAGTTTATAGAAACGAATTTGCAAAAATTAAAAGACTTATTACTACTAGTGCAAGATATGTCGTTGCTTATCCAGACGTTGCAAGTGGCATTGATTCAAAAGGAAATTTAAGAAATTATGTAGAAGAACTAGAACCTAGTGGTGTTATTAATCACCATTTTTGGTTTACAACATACAAAGATGAACAATTTTTCCCAGCCGATGTTACCGAACCTGCAAAATGGGAAGGTTTTATTGGGTTAAGTTCTGAGCCTGGCATATTACAGTATGGAGACACTTACGAGTTTACATTGACAAGTACAAGTCAAAAAACTTCTGCTTCAATTACAACACTAGATTCGGTTACGGTTGATAGTGATGAAGTCGAACCTTTTCTAGAAAAGGTTTATAATAGTTTTGTTAATTCTGCAATTGCAAATCCATTATCTGGTTATTTGACTCTTAGTGTAGACCCATCAAGAATTGGTATTATGGAAGGTTATGCAAACCAGAATTCTGTCGAACAAACTATGACGGTAAACAGAATTCCTTACGTAAAACAGTATGGAGCTACACCAACTGTTGGATTTCCATCTGGTTCAAACCAAAGTTTCTCTGGCATCACCGAGCCTAAAATCGCCCAACACGGTACTGTAACCTATAATTCTGGATTTAAAATGAATTATAGAAATTTAAATACCGATCAACTTGGACTTAACACCGCCGGCTGGAGGTGGTATGAAGATTTCGGGCAATCGAGCCAGTTCAGATCTCCTGTCAGTGTTGGTGGCAAAACCCACTATATGGAGGGTTATGTACACAAACATACTATTAGTGGGTTTGATGGTGCAGACCCTGGCGATACATTCGAGGTTAAGTTAACCAATTTGGTTGATGAATCTGCCGAAAAACCTTGGACTGCTGATCCAATTGAACTTTCAATAACTTTCACAGCAAAGGTTCCTATGACTGCATTAGCATTAACAACTGCTATGGCTAATGAGATGAAACTAGATCCATATATTTCGCAATATATGTTTGTAAAAACTGGTACAAATTATATCGACGTAGAATATGCAGAAGATTCTAGTGCATATTTAAGAAGATCAAAAAAACGTACTGCCACCGATGATAAGGGGTGGGGGTTATTTAATGCTAAGTCTGTCGCATATCAAACTGCGGTCACCGCTGGTAGATTCACCGCTGGCACTTTTGCTACATTTAACCACGATTGGTGGACTATGGCAAACCTAACTAGCAGCAATCTATCCACACGTAAAAACTTCTTTGCATGGATAGAAAATTCCGTTGCGGCAAATATTTCAACCACTTTTGCAACTGACGCGACTAGGTTTGGTACTGGTGGATTATTTCCATCCACTGGCACTATGGACGCAAATACCGAACAAGGTAGTATTAAATTTGTTAATCCTTACGCACATTATGGTCCAACTGTTCTAACCGATGGGTTGTTTGCAGAAGATGTTCCAGATTTGGCAAAGTTCGGTTCTTCGGTGACTTATACTGAGAATACTTTAGTCACAAGTGACCCATTAACTTTTAATTTCCAAACAACAAAAGAACCAGCAGTATCTAATGTTGGTAATATTAGGTTATCGTTCCCATTATCAAGAGATATGGGCACTTTTGCAAATCCAGTTAATAATATTGGTTGGGAAGTTTTCCCTGCAATTCAAGGTAACAGCTCAGCATCAAATTATACATACTCATATTATCAACAAATATTGAGTGATACCTCGGCGGATGTGAAAACAGAAAGACCAACAGGTCCAGAAATATCATTTGATTATGATAAGAGATATAGACATCCAAATCAAACACATGGTAGTTTAGATTTGGGATTAACTAAGGCATCGGATTTCCAGTACAACACTTCTAATTTAGATATCGATTCTTTTGAATACGTAAGAGATTATTCAATGGGTCCAATTGTATTAGAAACATCTAATAGTTCACCACTATCGGGAACTGATGGAGATCAGGCTTGGAGAATTAGACTTAATGTTTCTAGAGGGTATGAAATCAAAGATGCGTCACCATATATTAACGAGGTTCATATCGAATTAGGAAATAATTCTGTAGACCCACGTTTAGTATCTGATAGACAATTTGAATATTTACAATTACATATTGCAACAAAGTATCAATTACTAAGTAATGGTGATGTTACCGAAACACAAGGTGTAGATGTAACTAAACCGGCAAGAATAAGAGAGCCAGGGTTTCTTGGTGCATTAAGACCACAATATAGTGGATATGTACAATCAAATGTACATTTAATAAACCCATATACACTAAGGGCCCAATTGGATGATGCAGTAGAATCAGAAATTAATATTAGTGCCGGTAGGGTTGGTATTGCAATGGATCAGGTAGAAGGGGTTGATACGTCTGGACTTGCGGATATTTTCGCCAATAATACTAGTGGTTCAGGTGTTAAAAATATCACATATGAAACTAGAGGTACTACTGCCGCTCCTGTGGTTGTTACAAAAGGATTACTTGAAGATGGAGAATATCGATACGAAGAACAATATTTAACTGGTTCTAGTACAGAATTAATATATGATACACCATATAATACTGGTAATATGCGTATTCAAAAAGGATTTTTTAGAAGAAGTGGAAAACAATTTTCGGATGTCGCACCATCATATCCTATGAGTTATTTCTTAACTATTGCAGATCATGGAATAGCATTTGCAGTGAGGGATCAGGCGTCATCATCAGAATCAGATGATAATGCATGGGTTGTTGTTCAAAGACATGTCGATTCTGTTACAGGAGAGCCTGATTTCACATCTAATACGCAACCAGTTCATTGCATATATCAAACATCCGAACCACCAGTTCTTTGGTCAGATTATGGTATTTACTTTACAGATAGAGAAATCGATAAGAGACAAAGTTCTGTTGCATATCAAGGATTATATGACCGAGCAGGAAATTATGTTACGGATTTTTATGTTAATCCAGTTATTGCAGAGGAACTTGCTGCATTTGATATGGAAGGACAGGGTAGATTCCGTAGGTTTGTTGTACGAGAAAAAGATACATTAAAACCATGGGATAGACATGTTTTTGCAGGTCTTAATGAAACCGATTCACACTCTGTAATCAATCCATTAGAACAATTATCCTTGAATGATGATGGTCAGTTGGTTATCCAATTTCCTAACAGAATTGGTTCGCAAAGATATCTATTCACTGGAAAAGAGATTGATTTGATTGCATTCTGTGATGGTGGTTCTGTAGGACAAGATACACTAGTATCTAGTGATAGATTTAGTGATAGTGGACTAACCAATAAGACTAGAACTTACAAAGGTATGATGAGTACAAAAAGTTATGGAAATGGAATGCGTGTACTACTATTAACTGACGGGTGGGGTGTTGATAATTCCTACCTTTCATCATAATAAGAGAGACATTAGTTAATGACTGATGTTATACCATTAAAAGTAATTACAGACGCTGGGGGTGACTCTTACGCCCTCGGCGAGTTTACTGCAAGTGAAGCGGTTGGTTTGGCACATGGTGGTACAGGTGCCACTGATGCAGCAACAGCTCGTGTGAATTTGGGTCTGACAAATTTAACTATAGAATTTGAAAGATATAATATTTCAACTCCTTCGGTGAGTTGGGTAATTACTCATAATAAAAACACAACACAATTCAGTGAAAAACTTTTCGATTCCAATGGAGACCAATTTTACGCATATGTAGAAACATTAGATGCAAATTCTTTCAAGGTACACCTGTCAGAAAGTATAAGTGGTTATGTGGACGTATTTTTTGACGGAACTTCATTAGTAACTTAAACATAGAAACTAAATATTATAAATATCAGTATATAAAAAATAAAAACCTTGGAGTAAGACACGATGCCTAGATATGTAAAATTTCATGGTTTAGAGTTAGCAGATAATTCGTTTATTGAGAACTTACGAATTGAGAAACTTACCTCTGACCCAACGCCGTCTGAACCTGGCAGACTGTGGTACAATACTACGGATAAAGTATTCAAATTTTCTTCTCTCGATTCTGGTGGGGCAATTATAGTTCATCAGGCCGTTTCATTAGATGAACTAACAGCAGAAGTTGCAACTTTAAATTCTACAATTACCACAGAAGTAACAGACAGAACAAATGCAGACTCGGCTCTGCAAACCCAGATTGATACATTAGAAACCGCACTAGATAACGTAGAGGCATCCATTACCTTTGCAGTTTCTACTACATCTGGCGCATATGTTATAGACGGTGATAATAATCCTACACTCAAATTACAGCCAGGAATTACATATAAATTAGATTTAAATGCATCTGGACATCCCTTTAGAATTCTTACGGATGCATCAAACCCTGCAACGGAATACAATGATGGTGTAAGTCACGATGACGGTGCTGGTACAGTTGTCACAGGAACTAATGCACAGGGCAAAGAGAGTGGTACATTAATTTTTAAAGTGCCGATGGATTCACCAGATTATTTGTATTATGTATGTGACAATCATCCAAGTACAATGGTTGGTACTCTAAAGACAACATCATTCCCAGCAGAAGTCCAAGTAGAAATTGATGATATTGAAACTGGAGCTGGACTAGAAACAGATGGATCTTATCTTGCCGATAATACAACAAATTATCTTACTGCTGCAACATCTTTAAAAAATGCTGACTTTCTATTAGATAGTGCGGTACAAGGTGTACAAAATGAATTAGACAGTACTCAGAACGGGGCAGGACTTGGTTCGAGTGGTACTTACAGTGCAGATTCTGGTACAAACTATTTAACTACTGCAACATCTTTAAAAAACGCAGATGCAACTTTGGACGGACAATTAAAAACCACAAACGATAATTTATCCGCAGAGATTACAGCAAGAACAAATGCAGATGTTACAATCAATACTGCAATTACAAATTTACAATCTGAATTAGATGTCACACAAACTGGATCAGGTCTTGCCACGGACGGCACTTTCAGTGCAAACTCTAGTACAAATTATCTTACTGCAGCGACTTCATTAAAGGATGCAGATGAAAGACTTGATACTGCATTAAATTCTTTACAATCAGAAGTTAACGCAACACAGACTGGCGCCGGATTAGGTACTAATGGTGCATATACTGCAAATTCATCTTCTAACTATATTACTGGTGCAACAGATTTAACTGATGCAGACGATTTATTGGATGCTCAAATTAAAACTACTACAGATAGTATTACTACTAAAGTTAGTAAATCTGGTGATACTATGTCTGGCAATTTGGACATGGGCAACAATAGAATTATTAGTGTTGCAAATCCTACCGACCCGACAGATGCGGCGAACAAAGAATACGTCGATAGTGTTGCAACTGGTTTAGATGTAAAAGAATCTGTTAGAGTTGCAACTACTTCGAATATTACAAGTTTATCAAGTGTAACATCAATTGATGGTGTAACATTAGTCGATGGTGATAGAGTACTTGTTAAAGACCAAAGTACTGGTTCTGAAAATGGTATTTACACTTATACACTATCTACTACAACTCTGGCCCGATCTGATGACGCAGATACTGGTTCTGTATTAACTTCTGGTACATTTACATTTGTGGAAGAAGGTACACTAAATGCAGATAATGGTTATGTACTTGTAACAGACGGTTCTATTACAGTTGGTACAACATCAATATCATTTGAACAATTCTCTGGTGCTGGACAAATTATTGCTGGGGCCGGTATTCAAAAAAGTGGTAACGAATTATTTCTAAACTTTGGTGCTGGTGTTTCAGAATTACCTTCAGACGAAATTGGTATCGATGTACGTGCAGATGGTGGTTTGATGTTGACTGCAGATGGTTCGACAGATTCGGTCGCCACTGGTGCAAATCTAGCAATCAGAATAGATGGTAGTTCACTTTCAACATCATCAAATGGTTTAAAACTTGATTCATCTATCACTACTAGTATTAGTGATAACACAACTGCAATTGCAACCTTACAAACCGAAGTAGACGCAGTTGAAACTGCATCTGGATTAAATACCGATGGTACTTACGCTGCACCATCTGGTACAAATTATATTGATACAGCAACTAGTATTGCAAATGCACACGTATTATTAGATTCTGCAGTTAAAGATAGTTATGATACTCTAGAATCTCTTGTATTAGATTTGGAATCAGATTTAGCGACAGAACAGGCACAGAGAATTTCTTCCGATAGTTCAATTAGAACAGATGTTAATGATTTAAGATTTACATATCAATCAACTGCAACTGCAACAACACATACAGTTTCGCATAACTTGAATACAAACTTTCTTATAATCCAATGTATGGTATTGGGAGATGACGGCTTGTATGCAAACGATGTTGTACCAATAGAGGAAACTGATTCAAATACTCTTACTGTTTATCTCACAGAATCTAGACATGTGCGCGTATCAGTAATGGCAATGACTGATATTTAAAACTCATTAATTTAATTCTTTATGAAATAGGGGGCCAGGCCCCCTATTTTTTTATATAAATAGAAGAAAGGAGTTTTAAAAATGCAAGAGTTAAAATATTATGATCTATCTCTCATTGATGATCCGACAGAAATGAAAAGTGTTATGAGAGAATCTATTGGCATGCTAAAACAAAATGCATTAGTAACAAACTTCCATAAAGATGATTTAAGAGAAAAATATGCAGAGCAAGTTTCTGTAGTTCAAAACTATCTCACACAAATGGAGATTAAGTTAGAACATGAGTAGAACTATACACCCAACTCAAATAGTTGCATGGATACAAAAAATTGAAAAAAATCTTGATAATTTTAATTTCGATAATAAATCCGCATCTAAAGAAGAAAAATTAGAATATATTAGATATCAAAGACATTTATTTGAAATTATAAAAATGGCCTTGTCTGGTAAAGTATATTTTGTAGGTACTGCACAAGACATTAGATTTAGAGAAGATGACGATGACACAGAAAACTAGAACATTAAATATGCAAAACGTAAGAGTCAAGGGTACTTTGACTTTTGCAACAAATCATTTAAATTTTCCAATGTATCCAGAAGTTGGGGAAACTGCACTAGTACGTGGTGCGTTATACATCTATACAAAACTAGATGGAATTAAAACATGGTATCAACTTACAGAAAAAAGAGATACTTACTTTCACATTCAAAATAATAATGAAAGAAAATGGATTATCAATCATAATTTTGGTACTGATGCAAATTCATTTTTTGTATATATTGAAGATAGTTTGACAACTAATTATGATGTAACATATAAAGATGATAATAGAATTGAATTGACATTTAGAGAACTGGCCAAAGGTAGCGTTACAGTATTCAAATATCCAGAAATTAACACATTGGACATAACTGCAGATACCGCACATGTAAAGAAAAGTTTTAAATGGTCTACAGGATTTTCAAGTATTACAAAATTTCCACATCCATATTTACACAATGGTATGGTTACTATTGCAAAAGATACAGGATTGTTATATTATTCTGATGGTAGAAAATGGAATAAAGTTATAACAGAATCTAATACAAACGAGTTAAAATCTAATATTGTCGATCAAATTAGGCCTTTATTTAACTCAATAGACTATAAAAATATCCAAAATAAACCAGACTTGACAACCCTAAAAATTGATTGGAAATATCTAAAGAATAAACCAGAATTGGGTACTAAAGATTACAAAGAATTATCAAATACTCCAAAACTGATATATTCCAGAATACAAAAGGTTGAAACTCAAAGTAGGTTGAAGTATACATTTGTTGATAATGAGGGAAAAAATTTATTTATAAATAGTTCATGGATACAGGTATTTGTTGATGGTAAAATTTTATGTCCAACAAAATATACATTATTAAATGAATACGAATTACAATTTACGAATGGACAGGAATTGAATTCTGAAATCCAAATCGTTACAATTGGTTAAGGTAGAGATATGGCAGATTCAAATTTAACAGGTTCTATTAACGATTTAGTTGCAAGATGTACATCATTAATTCCTACTTCAACAGCAAAAGAACTTTTTGATATATCTTTATGTTTAAAATCTATTAATCGAACAGAAAACAACACAGTAGAAAATTTAATTTCTACTAGAGTAGGTAATTTATTATCTACTGCAACTCCATTAGAAAAACACTATCTTTCTAGGGCAGTTTATAATCTGTTGGAAACAAATGTAGTAGTAGGTGTAGATTTACCTACTAAAACTGGACACACAAATAAATTATTAGAAACAAATGGTATATCAACAAGTTGGAGTAAAGTAGATTCTACGGATGTAACTGGTTTAGATTTTACGGCAGCTGCTGATGGCAAAGCACTAGGATTTGATGGTACAAATATTTCTGCAGTTGATTCTCCATTCTCAAGTATAGAAACAATTGCATCATCTGCAAATTTAGTATCTGGCACATCTGGACAATTTATTTATGCAATTGCAGAAGACACATATCATTATTGGAATGGTAGTGCATGGCAGGAAATAACTAAGGCCGCAGCATATAATTGGATAGATGCAAATACTATTTGGTATGCATCATTTGACACAAATAGAAATGAACAAATATCAAATTACGGTAATGGTGGAGTCAATCAGGTAAATGCAAATACTGCTGTAGTCAGTGCAACTAGTACTGGTATATCAGGAAATGCACTAAAAAATATCAATTCGGGTGGAGTGCAATATGACTTCTCATCATTTTCGATGGGGTCAAATTTTACAATAGAATTCTGGGGATATATCGATACTCTCGGAAGTACTCCAGCATACTGGTTTGACACAGGAATGGTTGAATATAAAACAGACATGATCAATTTTGATGGAGCTGGTGGAAGTAGTACAAATGCATCAATAACCGCCTCAACATCGAGTGTAACTGGGCAGTGGGTTCATCATGCAATTGTATTTTCTGGATATAATTCTGGTGGGTGTAAAGTTTACCACAATGGTAGTCAAGTCGCGTATTTAAATCCAAATGCAGGAACACCTAATATTAGTAGAGTAAAATTATATTTACACGAAACCTCAAATAATGGTATCGATTCTGCGTACATAAAACATTTTAGAATTAGTAATGCCGTAAGATATACCACAAACTTTACACCACCGGCGATAGAATAGGAATTAAAAGATGGCAGATTCAAATTTAAATACATCAACATCGGCAGTTATATCTAGAGTCGGAACACTAATTAGTAGTGCATCTGCAGAAGAATTATTAAAGTTATGTAGGACAAATGTTTTTTTAGATCAAACAGAAAATGCAACATTAGAAGTTGCAGTAGACTCTCGCGTTTCTTCCTTAACATCTACTGCAACAGCATCAGATCTTTCTAAACTTGGTAGGGCAGTTGGTTTAATGTTAGATCCAGTATATACTGCGACAGTTGGTGAAATTATTCCAAGTCAAACAGGTTCTGCAAATACATTTTTATCGACAGACGGAAATCAAGATGAATGGAATGGTGTAGTAACAAGAAATATAACAGAAATTGGAGACGAAGTTCCAAATGACAATGATATATTGTTATATGACGGAACATCTAAATTTGATTCGAATATACCACAAATTCAATCAGTCGCAACTTCGGGAGATATTCCAGTTTCTGGTTCAGTCACCGGTCAAGTTGTACATATACAAGCAGACGATACATTCCAGATTTGGAATGGAACTAGTTGGGGATAATTAAATGGCAGATACAACATTTCATTCTACAATCAATTCTATTATTGCAGATTTAAAAACCAGTATTCCTACAGCGAATGCCGATGATTTACTTAAATATGCAAGAGTAATTAAGAATATTAGACAAACAGAAAATGATGATTTAGAACAGTTATTAAATACTAGATTAAACAGTTTATTATCTGGTGCAAACGATGTTGCAACGATTACAAAATTATCTTTGGTAGTTAGTAAAGTATTAGACTTAGTAACACCAAATACATCCAGTGGTGCAGAATTACCAAGACAGGATGGTCAGGCCGGAGAATTCTTAAAAACTGATGGTACTGATATGTCTTGGTCAGAAATTGTAAAGGCAGATATTAGAGATATAGACCATAGTAGTTTATCTACAGGGGATGTTTTAGTATATAATAATTCTACAAATAAATTTGTAGGTATTGCAAACGCACCTACGAATACAAAAATTAATAGTTATACAGATTATGCAAGTTTCCCAGCAAACGGTAAAAATTCTACATTTGCAATTGCACAAGATACTAACAAAGTATATGCATATGCAAATGGACAGTGGCATGAATGGGGTTCTATCTAATGTCAGAAACTAATTATCATAATGGTGTTTCTTACTCATATATGACAACTAATGCATCTAGTGGTAATACTACTAAAAAATATGTAATAGACACCAATAGAGTTTCGGAAAATAATTATGTGACTAACTTACCTGTAAAGTATGATGGGGGGTATGTTTTATCCCTAAATCAATCAGGCATGAAAATTGCACACCAAAAAGATAAAACAAAAATATTCTACAATAACCCAAATGATAATATAGTATATAAATCTTATAAGTCAAATAATAATTCTAAAAATTTTTCTGGTACTTCATTTCCAATTCTATTCAATGGACATATTTCTGTAGCAAATTTTGAAGATAATCAATTTGAAGTTTGTGGGAAATATAGTTCTAAATTTATAAAAGGTTTAGTCATTTCGGATGGTGCAAGTAGTAATAGGTTTTTATTTGTATTTGAAGATTATTTTATTCTCTGTAACAACAACATGGAGAGTATAACACAGATTAGTATAGATGACAAGATAAAAAACATTGAAATCGGAGAAAAGACTTCAAAACTAGGTATTGTTGTATCTGGAAATAAGTATACATATTTTCTACATTTTGACGAAAAGTTGAATATTATTAAAAAAATTAAATACTATTATTCTTCAAAATCAATTACAATAAATGATAGTAATGAGATATATTCAAGTTCAGATACATACTATTATATACTTGGCCACAATGCTTGGGAATCCAATATAAGTTTGCCGGAATATATATTTTATGATAAAAATATCATATTAGTAGACGATGAAAATTATTTGACTATAAACTCTAAAATTGGTAGAGTAGAAAAAAACGGAAAATATATTTTCACAAGAATTCCATATTCCATTACAGAAGTAGAAAATTTTGACATTAATATTAATAGAAGTCAAAAAATTCCTACCATATTTAATATGAAAGAAGCAACTATAAAAAATGCACTTTATTAAAATATAAATAATACAGAAAGTTAAGAGGAAGATAAGTTGGCAGATTCAAATTTAAACAGTTCTATTTCTGCACTAGTAAGTGATTTACAGAATCAAATTGCAACCGCGTCTGTAACTGAATTACTTCTTATAACTAGAGCTGCAAAGTCAATTGGACACACAGAAAACACTGCAATCGAAATTGCGGTAAATACTCGCGTCAACCAATTAACGTCCACTGCTACAGCTGATGAATTAGAAAAACTCGCAAGAGCTGTTGATAACTTAACAGACACGGCCAGCGCGGCAACTGCAACGACCTCTATAAGTGACCATACTGATGTAGATACAACCACTACCCCACCAACTGATGGCCAGGCCTTGGTGTGGGAAAATTCTACGGCATTATGGAAACCAGATGATATTGCGTCAGGTTCTTACACTGATATATTACCAGATACAACTGCAACTTATGACTTAGGTAGTCCTTCAAAAACTTGGGTTGATGTATATGCATCAAATATAAAAGGTCTTGATGCACCCATAAATGATACTGATGCTGCAAGAAAAAAATATGTAGACGATTTATTTGTAACGGCCGTGGTAACTGTAAATTCTGTTAATGGTTATCAGGGATCGGTATTACTTACTACAGATGATGTAGATGAAGGAATTTATAATTTATATTATGATGACACAAAAGTAGATTCACACTTAAATCAAACTAGTGCAACCAACAATCAAATTCTTTCTTGGAATGGAACTGATTATACATGGGTTGATAATTCGTCACTTAGTAGTATATCTGGAAATATCATACCAGACACAACTGAAACTTATGACTTAGGTAGTGCGACTAATAAGTTTAGAGATTTATATCTTAGTGGGAATAGTATCACACTTGGTACTATAGAACTTTCAGACAATGGTGGAGCTTTAGAAGTCACATCAACTGGTGGGGGTAGTACGGAGTCATTTGCAACTGAAACATATGTCACGACTCAAATAAATAATCTAGTAGATGCTGCGCCCGGCACATTAGACACTCTTAATGAACTCGCAGCTGCACTAGGTGATGATGCAAACTTCTCTACTACAGTCACTAACTCATTAGCGACTAAGGCAGATACATCATCTCTCGCATCTGTTGCGACATCTGGCTCTTATAATGACTTAACTAATCTACCAACTATTCCAACAAACAACAATCAGTTAACAAATGGTGCTGGATTTATCACAGTGGCAGATGTGCCAAACGCTAATGTTGTAGAATATACATCAACAGCTTCAGCGTCTGTAAACGATGTTATGATGTTGAATACTGATGGAACTGTGACTCCAGTAGAAGTAACAACAACCGCACTCAACACTAATGTTGCCGAATTGAATCCGGCCGGCGGTGCTGGAAATAATTTTAATAAATGGTTCAGTGGACACTATCCATCAGATCCTTTGAAAGTTTTTCATATTTATAGAGCAGGTTCTAACTGGTATTCTCAAATTATAGAGGATAATACCTATTGGAGTACGCATTCTTTTTCTGGTGGTGATAGTGGACAACAAAGTTATCCATTTGTAAGTCCAGTTGACGAATCAAAAGTTCTCTGGATTGGTAGAGATACAGTCTCAGCGGGGGCTCTAACATTCACAGCACACCTATTTTCTGTGGACTCCAGTAAAAATATAACATCTACTACTACAACTCACGATGCAGAACCAGACATGGAAACTATAACAGATTCTGATGGCGAAACTTGGGGTTCTACAACTACACTTAGTGGAGATGTGAAAATTATATATGACTATGCTCATAGCTCAACTGGAAGTTATTTCTTTAATATTTTCTTTGAAAAGGATGATATATACTGTATCAGAGTTGAGTGGGATGGCGTAAATGCCCCAACCTTTGGTTCAGTAATTAGTGTTGCTAATAAATTTAATAATCGTGATTGTGGTAGAATTAAACTAGATCCAAATAACTTGGGAAGGTGGTTAGTTTCTGGATATGATGGTTATATTAGAGTTTATGACACTGATTATGCAAATGGAACAAGTTCATCAACAGCGACATATTTAAATAATTCTGTTGATAGTAGTCTTAATGTACACCACGCTGATTGGAATCCAAAAGTTTCTGATCAAATTTTCTCACTATACAGTGATGTTGGTGGTAAAGCGAATTATGCACAATACACGATTAGTGGTAGTTCTATTACTCTAGTAAGATCGAATTATTTGCATATTGCATGGCAGTCAACCAATTACAGAACATCATATCTTCAGTTTTTCCCGAATAGTGATCATATGGTAATGAACTATCGCAGCGGCACGTCGAATCGCGCTTCAATGATTATTCAGGCACCTATTGCTGCTACTGATGCCAGCGGACCCACAAAGAGCGGTGTATTAACTAGTATCGATAATAGTTGGCCGTTAGAGGGAGCATCATTTGATTACACATCTGCAAGTTTACACGGTTCTTTGTATTACCCCAATGGATCAAATGCAGCACTAAGATTTATTCGAGCAGGATTTACTGCAAGCAACTTTGATTCTAACAAACTGCATGGTGTCGCAGCATCAGCGGGAACGACTATTGATGTAACTCTTGAACACGGAATTCATACAGGTCTCTCTGGACTTACTACAGGCAGTGTATATTATACCAGCGATGAGGGTGTAATATCTACTACGGCCGGCGGTGGTTCAAAACTTGGTACTGCTATCAACGCAACCTCACTTGCACTAGATTTTACCGATGAACTTGTGAGTGCAGATTTGGCAACATACGCAACAAAATCATATGTTGCATCACAAGTTCCAAGCCTTACTGGATATGCAACTGAGAATTATGTGGATACTTCTGTAGCAAATCTAGTAGATTCTGCCCCTGCAACTCT